CCCGTCTCGTCATCAGGCTCGTCCAGAACAGACCGAATATAGCCTCCTCGACGGAATCTTGCTAGTGCCATAGATACTGTATCGACATAGTCGTCGTGTTCTCCAGCAGGGAATGAGGCAACTTCCTCAATCACTTCTTCTGCCCAACTTGTCTCTGGTGCCCACACGCGACCGGAGGCGAAGATATCCGAAACTGCGTTTAGGCGGCTTATCTTGTCGTTGCCCTTCGTCGGTGTGAACTCTTGCACCGGTATCCCCATCGCTCTCATCTCGTATATCAGAGGTGCCCCGCTCGCCTTCTTCTCGATTATCAGACCGTCCGGTTGCCATTCTTTATATTCTCTCAGCACGACTCGTTTCAGGTCTGGAAACTCTAGGCGGTCACGAAAAGCATTTAGCAATATGATGTTTGCTTGCGGTCGGCCCCGGTCCTCTTTATGTACTTCTGGGTCACTACCGTCGTCACTCATATAGAACACGCCCCACACAGTGCACGCACTGTAGTCCGCACGATTGTGCTTTTCGAAGGCTGTATCCCATGACATAAGAATAAATTCGCAGGGTGGAGGGCTGTCTTCTTCCCATACACGCCACCATTCTCTCTTAACGATAGCGGAGGCGTCCGAAGTCGGATTTTGCATGTACTGCGCCATCCACTTCGTATACGGAAGCTCCTTCCTCAGAAGCTCCAACTCGTCCAGCGGCCAGAACTCGGGCCAGAGAGGCTGCCCGCTCGGCATGATCGCAGGGAAATCAATGACCTCCCACTCTTCGCCGTCGCGTTGGGCGGCAGCTTTCAGCACTTGGGCAGTCAGATCCTTCTTCGACCACCTCGTCATGATGATTACGATGGCACCCCCCGGCTGCAGACGCTGTCTTGGACCGGAGGTGTACCACTCATACACCTTGTCGTAGATTTCCGGGTTGATTTCAGCCAGTGCAGCCTCTTGTTCCGAGTGAGGATCGTCAATAATGAACAGATCCGCACCCTTACCGGTCACTGCACCGCCCACACCGATAGCGAAATAGTCGCCTCCACGGCTCGTATTCCACCTACCCGCCGCTTTTGAGTCCGCAGCAAGGGCTAACTCGGGAAAAATGTCCCGATATTTCTCCTCATCGACCAGATTTCGCACTTTTCGACCGAAATTGACCGCCAATTCCGCAGTGTGTGAGGTCTGGATGACCTTTTTGCCCGGAAATTTGCCCAAAAACCACGCCGGGAGCAGGTACGAACCGAATTCCGACTTCGTGTGCCGTGGCGGCATATTAATAATGAGTCGTTTGCACTCCCCACGGGCCACCTTTTCGAAGGCTTTCGCCATAATCTTGTGGTGCCGACCGGAAATGAACTCGGGCCACATATGCTGCACGAAGGTCAGGAAGTCGTTTTGAGCCTCTTCACGCGCAACTGCCTTCTCATAACGCTCAAGATCGAGCAACAGGGCACGTTTGTCCGCCTCATCCAACGTGGGGAGGATCTGAAGAATCGCTTCTAGTTCTTGCGGAGACAAGTTGTAGTTCGGCTTAGATAATAGTGAATCGGATTTGTATTTTGGTTTTTTACCTTGCCTCACTTTGCACAGGCTCCTTAATGTGCCTTGGCAGTGGCCTGAAGTCGGCGTCTTCTATCTCTACATTTGCCTTGCCCAACATACGATTGATCTTATCCTTGATGGAATGCTCAAGCGCAGCGGCAGAGGTGTGCGTGATGTTGACCTCGGACTTCTCTACGAACAGACCGATATCGGAGATCTTGCCAAGCAGTTCAAGTGCACGGAGTTCGTCCTTCGCGTTACCGCAGTTGGAGATTTCCAGAAGCTTATTGGTGATGTAGGTACGAAGTTGTATGGCGTCTTTTACAATCTGCTTGTCGTACTCATTGAGCAGTGCCGAAAGCTTCGCACCGACAGCACTCGTATAAATATCCGGGGGCGCAAGGGTGTTAACCCCGGTCTTGTTCTTAACTCCGAATCCACTCGATAGTTTGTTCTTCTCGGAGTTTATATATCCACGGAGTTGTTTGCCGCCGACAGTAATATCAATGTCCAGAAGCGGCTTGTGCACAGCCACACCGCGCTCGTCTACTAGCGTTTTGTAGACCCCTTCGGCCAATCCGAATGTTTGTGGTGTATTTACAATCGCTTCGTTACGTACAGCAGCATGTGCACGCTTGAAGATTTCTATCGCAGGGGTCCCGGCTGGGAGCCTGTTTATTTCTTGCTTGTGCGTCTTGATAGGATTGGCTATGAACCATTCCCTCTGCTCATTGCTATCTTTCTCCAAGTCCATTCCATAGGACAATAGGAGTTCCGTTGTCTTCGCCGCGATACGCATGGAGTCTTCCAGCGTTCGCTCTTCGCGCACGGCTCTCGTCCAACGGGTCTTGAAGTTTGCACCGGCTACCAGCACCACCTTCAGTACGTTCTCGTCGGAGTCGAATACCTCCTCGTACTCTGGTGTGTGCAGTTCGAACGGATGGTCGAAGTCTGGCGTTATGGTTATAGGCTGCATAGTTTTGTGTATGCCATTGAGTGGGTTAGGAGTATAGAAGGTGAATCACAAAAAATATAGGGGTGGGGGGATGGGACCCAACGGAAAAAGTGACGGGGGGTGATCCTATATATAAGGAGTGGGGCGGGGTGGAAATTTACTCAGTCACACGGAGAGAATAAAGTTACACAGTAACGAAGAAGGAAGGCGAAATGGGAACGTGGGATGCGCAGATTAGGAATACAGGAGGAGCGCGGGACTCCTAAAGCCATCTTGGGGGGTCCGGGTACGGTAGGGTCGCTAGTTGCTATTTACGTATATCTCCGTAGAATATCTTTCGTCGGGCGCAATCCGTGCCCGCATAACCGAGGTCGATACCATGAACATAGACCGAATTGAGATTGCTGCACGCGCTGCCCGCCGGGAACACGGCGGCGACTACATCGCAGGGTGGTACGCGGTGCGAGACACCGTGCAGCCGATGTTAGAGCAGGAAGGCGTGGCGCGGAATGACGCGCGCCATGTCGCCACGTGGTACGCCCACGCCGTGTACGAGTTCCCCGGATGGGAATCGACATGGCGAGCAGCGCGTGCGCTGCTGGAAGCGGTGGACCCGGACGCCAAATGGGAACGGGCGGCGGACATCGCCGAATCCCACGGATTGAACGACTAACCAACCGGGGGCGAGCAAGCGCCCCCATCTAACAGGAGATACGACAATGCGTTACTACTCACTGTGCGGACTGCACGTTTTCTGGCGTATGCGCTGGGCCATAGCGCCCACGCGCTACGGGGTTTTCCGAATCCAAAACGAGATTTTCTCAGCGTGGTTTGTTAGTGACCGTCTCGTCATTGCGACGCGACACAAGTAACCACGCGACTCGGGCGGGGGCTTCGGCTCCCGCCTCTTATTTTTAGGGAACTGGCAAGGAAGGAGGCGGGCGGCCCAGAAGGAGGCCAGCATCCCAAGTCACGATGACATTGCCTGTTGCTATTTCTGGGTAGATCTGTAGAATATTTCTCGTCGGGGGCATTCCGTCCCCGCATAACTGAGGTTTATATAATGACTACTTCGACTACCGTTTCCACTGTTTCCTTCCGCGCCGAATTGATCGAGCGCGACATCGCCACGGTGACGTGTGACCTGCACGACGCTTACGTCAACTACGACGTCAAGGTTATCGCATGGGCGAAAGCCTTGACGAACGACGGGAAGCGCGCGATTACTGCCGCTGACTGGCATGGCGCGGACGGTGCGCTGGCCATGATGGTTACCGCCATTGTGGCGGGTCGCAAGGTGAAGGAGGACAGCGCGAAAAAGACGATCAAGCGCGCCATCGAGCGAATCGCAGAGATCCGCGAGACCACGCCGGATCGGTGCCCGCCGTTTGTTCCTCCCGCGAAGCCGGCCGCGACCACGCCGGAAGCGGAGCGTAAGCGTGCTGCTCGTGCGAACGTGTCGCCAGAAGAGCAGAAAGCCAAGGCTACGCTGGAAGCGATCCGCGCGAAGCGGAAGGAAACGGAAGCGGAGGAACGCGAGCGCGTACGCTCCGCGCGCGATGCCTGCACCAGCAAGATCCGCCTGATTGGGGACGCCAAGATTCTCGCCCGCATCGAAGCGGTCATCGACCGCGAAGCGAACAAGGCGAAGGCGAAGGCCAAGTAGCACGGCGCACTCGGGCGGGGCCTTCGGGTCCCGCCCTTTTTTTGTGCCCGTGTTTTTCAACAGGGAACTGGTAAGGAAGGGGGCGGGCGGCCCGGGTCGTCCGGTCGGCGATGCGCCTGAGTTCGCGCGGGACCCGAGGCAGTCGGCGTGGCTTGGCGTCGGCGTTGCTCAGCGACCCGGACAAGCTGGACACGGTGTCCACGTTGTCCGCCGCGCCCCGTCAGTTCCCGCGTTTACGCTGCCGACGTCGTCGTCGCCCCTTACGCCGGGTGTAGTGCGTCACAAGGTCGAACGGATCACGGTTTGATCCGTTGCACGCTCAGCTTACAGAAAATGCACGGCGCTCTAAGTTCTGGACATTCTGGACACGGTGTCCACGTTGTCCGGTCCGTAAATCCAGAACTTAGGTGTTCCATACTTAGTTCTATAGGTTCCTCCAGATGTTCCGTGGCTTTCCCAATACTTTCATCATGTTGCATCTGTTCCGGAGATATTAATGTATATACACACCTACGGAGACGCAGACATGTCTGGAACGGAGTGCGCACGGGGCAGAGAGTGCCAAAAACCCAGACCCCTATATATATATTTTCTATAGAAACGATACAATAGAACAGACTTCTATTCACACACGAACGTCCGCCCATAACCCCAGAATTCCAGACGTTCCATGGTTTTTTTTCCTCCGTAGGCGTGTATATACATTAATATATCTGGAACAGATGCAGCTCATTGGAAACTAAGGGAAAGTCACGGAACGTCTGGAATAACCTCTAGAACTGAGTTTGGAACACCTGAGTTCTTGCTTTTTGGTCCGATTCTGGATATTCTGTCCACTCGATCAACCGCGAGGATTCAGCATGACTACAAACCAGAGGAAGCCCTACCCGACGGGCACAACACGCAAAGCCAGACCAAATCCCCGTGCTGCTCGGCGTGGTAGTCGGCGCACTCCGATTCTTTCGCCAGACGGCGACAAGTCCAAAAGCAAGACCATTGGACAGTGGGCTAAGGAATTGGATATCCCCTACAAGACAATGTACGAGCGGTACCGCGTCGCTGCAGCAGAGGTGCGGAATACGCTAGGGCTTGGACTCATGGAGCCGGTAGAACTACCGCAGGCTGTGGTGGATTACATATTGCGACCCGCACGCAAGAAACCCGGCTGGCATCGCGATGTGCTGGAAGCATCCACCACAAACCCTGACCAGTGCCCGGGCGGCAGCGAACCCGACACCCACGCGCCCGCAACCCAAGACGCGCAAGACACAGCCATCGAACCAGACCCGCTGCAGAACTTCAGTGATGTGGAAGTGATTTGGCTGCGCCAAGAAGCCGCACGGTTAGGGATGCCCTTCAAGAAGATCCGTGCCCTGTTGCGGAACCCCGAATTCGAAGCAGAGATACGTGCGATGATAAGTGGAGGAGTGGAAGATGAGCAGTAGATATAT